GAGTTGGACCTTGCAATTAAACGAGTTGCGAAGTGGTCAAAGGCTTTTCCTGAAGCCGATGTACTAATAGGCAACCACGATAGAATTATAATGCGTAAGGCGTTTAGTTCTGCGATACCTCAAGAGTGGATTAAAAGCTACAACGAAGTCTTAGGTACAAATTGGAACTGGGTAGAGCGAATTGTTTACGACGGCGTTCAGTACGTTCACGGTGAAGGTGGAACGGCAAGAACCAAAGCTAAGAACGATATGCAAAGCACGGTACAAGGTCACATCCATACACAATGTTATACCGAATGGATGGTAGGAAGAAACTTCGCTATTTTCGGAATGCAATGCGGCGCGGGACTAAATTGGGAATCTTATTCGGCGGCCTATGCCAAGAACTTTAAAAAACAAGCGATCGGATGCGGTGTAATTTTGGGAGGCCATACCGCGATAAACGTTCTAATGCCTTTAGGCGAAAAGAAAGCGAAAGAAAGTAGAGTGCTATAAACTACTCCTTTAACTTCCTTTGCTATTCTTTTACTTCCTTTGGTTTTGAAACCCCCTCGGCTAATGCGTAAAACCAAGGGGGAACTCAAACAATGCACAAGGTCATCCATCCTTCGTGCTTGTGTAAATATACACTATACTTCTTCTTGTTGGTTCTTTAGGTCTTCCATTTTTTGAATAGCTTTAAAAATCTCGTGTGCTACTTGGGGGACGATTGCGTTTCCATAGGCCTTGACACTTTCTTTTCTCCACTTTGGAAAGGTGATAGAGTCCAGTTCTTTGGGAAGCCCATCATTTCTTCCACAAATAGGGGGTTGAGTTGGGAACTTTTCCCAACCTCTTGGCTTACCAAATGATTCAATTCGCTCCGTCTGCTCACCCCGTCCGTTCTCTCTATTGTCGTTCCCGCGTTTTGACAACTTGATGTCGGTGTCGGGAGCATCCCTGAATATTTCACTTGACTTACAAGACTCCCGTATTTCGTTCCGTTCTTGTAGCCGTTCTTTGCTACCCTCGCTCTCATTTTGTCGGGATGTTCGTCCGTCATTACACTCGTTGAAGTGAGCAATAAACCAAATTCTATCTCTTCGGTGGGGTGCGTTTTTACCGCAAGCTGGAAGTAGATACGGTGTGACTTTGTAGCCTTCAGCTTCCAGGTCAGCGCACACTTCTTCGAATACCAATCCCCCTGACCAATTAAGTAACCCGCGAACGTTTTCCCCCACGACGTACTTTGGGGAAACCTCCCGAATGACTCTAAGCATTTCGGGCCACAAGTGGCGTTCGTCTTCGGTTCCAAGTCTTTTTCCGCTTGTGGAAAATGGTTGGCAAGGGAATCCTCCCGTGAGGATATCAACTCGTCCAAGGTAATTTGTCGCGTCGAATTTTCTGACATCTTTGTATAGTTTTGAATTTGGAAAATGGTGTTTAAGGACCTTTTGACAAAATGGGTCGTATTCGCAATGGAAGACGTTTTTCCACCCCATCCATTCGGAGGCCAGGTCGAAACCTCCTATTCCGCTAAAGAGCGATCCGTGAGTTAGCATATTGTCGTTGTAAGGATTGTTTAATAAATTGGATAGAATTAATGCGCTCAGACAAAGACTTAATGTAGTCTTCGACCTCTTGCCCATTTGTAGCGATGTAGTAGCCTTTTGACGTCGCTATAAGGTAAGGGATAAGGTCGTGCGCTCTAATGTGATGTATGAGCTTCCTAAGTCGTGCGTCGTGGAGTTTATACCCTTCGGATTGCATCGCCTTACATATAGCCTTATTAGTGATGGCATTCTCTTTTCCTATTTTAGTCGATAGTCCTTGTACTATAATAGGTAAAAGTTTACTTAGTTCGTAGCCGTTAAGCTCGTGGGTTTCCCTTTCGAAGTTGGTAATCATACTAAGGAAAGTAAATAGGTTAGGAGCATAACGCCGATCACAAACACGACTAAGGTTATAAATACTTCTTTTGGGTCTGACTGGTTATGTGGCATATTTTGTTTGTTTCGACAAATATACACAAATAAACTTAAAGAAAAGCAAAGATAAATTTGGTAGTATGGATGTTATCAGTTATATTGCGGTATAATTAAAAACCAAACAAAATGAAAACAATTACATTCACATACGAAGGAGTCGAGATAACAGACCCAACTATGGACGAGTCGGGGCGTTTTGAAGTCAACCCTATTGAGTACTATGGACAAGCATACTTAGATGCGATAAAATAATTAAAAACCAAACAAAATGAACAAAGAACTTAAAGACAAACTTGTGCGACTTGTCGCCGAAGCGACCGCAGACGAACGCTATTACTTTCGTCGCCTTATGGATGACGAAAACTCTACTCATTCCGACTCAAGATATGCCGAAGCCAAAGCGTACTTAAAAGGTATAAACGATGTTTTAAATACTTTAAAAGAATCAATATGAAAACGACCTACCCAACCGATCCAAGTAAAGACTATAACGAATGGCGTAAGTACATAGCCAATAAAGCAATGACCCCCGAAGATAAATTCGAAGCGGAGTTTATGCGTATTTGGTCTGACTTCAAAGATTCAATAGTAAACGCAAGGACGAAGAAATAATGGAGGAAGAAATATTTAGTGACTGCTGTGGAGTATCTACCCCCGATACCGATATGGGCATCTGCCCCGATTGTTTAGAGCATTGTGAATTTATAACTGGAGAAGACGATGAATAAAATTGGAAAGTATAAGTTTGCCTTTACCCCAAAGGGTATGCCTGACGCTAAGTCACCCAACACCTATAATCGTACGTTTACCAAAGAAGGTGAGTTCGATGCATTCATAGAAGAGATGGATGAAAAGGGTTACCACTTCCACGATGTTTGGGACTTTGAGGAATATATGAAAACGATAAAGGACACTTTAAATTTAAGAATTAAAAAAAATAATGAAAATTAAAGATAAAGATATTATCTTTGTTTTATAAAGAATAAATTTGTTTAACCCTAAAATATAAAAAAATGGGAAAGTCTAAAATAAAGTCCGTACAAAATAACGGCACGTACCAAAGTAAATTTGATAACTCTACGATGTACACATTCGAGATTCAACTGGAAGACGGATCGGTGGGTGAGGTATCAGCCAAGAGCGAGAACCGATGGAAGGAAGGCGACGAAGTAGAATATGTACTTACGGCCTCCAACTACGGCAATAAGATGAAACTTAACAAGCCTGAGTTCTCACCTGGTAACTCCACATCTACTTCGGGCGGTGGTAGTTACTCAGACCGTCAAGATATTATCGTAAATGAGTGGGCCATCGGTAGAGCTTTAGAGTGGGAGATGAATTTAAAGTCTCCCGCAAAAGTAGATATACGTCAGGCCATCGCGTTAGCGAAGCAACTGAAGAAGTACGCTTTGGACTTGGATAACGTTGACCTATCGCTTGGAAACGAAGAACTTGAGGACTAATGAGAAAGCGCGACAAATCAGACCTTAAGGAGTTTATCGGAAAGCACTACGGAACACAAACCCGAATGGCTGACTCTTTAGGGATAACACCCGAAACGATCCGTACCTGGATTGTAAAAAACCCACGCGGTATGCTAAAACATTCTCCCGAAATTATAAAGGATCGAAATGTAACGGCCTCGCAAATAGTTTGGGAAGTAATGCACCACGAACGTTATTTGCAAGAATGATAGAATACTTTACTTTCTCAACGAAAGACGCTAATCAGTACGGAGTGGATGGGGCAATACTGCTTCACCACCTCCGTTACTGGGTGGCGAAAAACGAAGCCAACGATAAGAACTACCACGACGAGAGGTATTGGACCTACAATAGCCAAACGGCCTTTAGTAAACTATTCCCCTTTTGGACTGCCCGAAAGATTGGTAGACTCCTGACAAAATTAGAAGAAGACGGGGTAATTTTATCGGGCAACTATAACGACAAACGCTACGACAGAACCAAGTGGTTCACTTTGGTAAATGGAACAACCAATTTAGGTGGTATCCATTTGTCAAAAATGACTAATGCATTAACCAAAAATGACTCACCTATACCAGATAACAACCATAGTATAACACAGAGTACTAACAAAGGGGGGTTGGTTATGCCTTTTGATTCTTCCAAGTTCCAAAAGTTTTGGGGTATTTGGAAGGACTATAAGAAGGTAGAACATAAGTTTGCCTATCGTTCCTTAGTCGCCGAACAAGCCGCGCTAAAACACCTAAATAAAATCTCAGACAATAATGAAGCAAAATCCATTGAACTCATCGAATATGCCATCGCCCACGGATGGAAGGGAATCTTCCCTACAAAAGAAAGAAACTCAGATAAAAAATTCGACACTGACGAGTATAGTGCGTATATCGACACGCTCTAACATAACCCCTTCCCAAGCGTGGGAACTGGGTACAAATGTTAGATCGGCGTTTAAGTACTGCCCCAAAGAAACCCACACGGCCCTAACCGCTTTGCTCAAAGGAACTTTGGATTACCTGGACTACAACAAAACTATCCGACAGACGGAGCATATTATAGAAGCGGTGGACCATTTGATACACGAGTTCCCCGCTATGAAGTTGGAGGAATGGAAGTGTGTGATGATGAATTTCAAAACGGGTAAATACGGCAAACAATT